GGGCAAAATTCAAAAACGTAACAACGACAACCATTTGAATCAGGGATAATTATTAACAGTTACGTGGGAATCCGGTGATTCGGAAGGCAATAAAATACCCACCGCTACAAATTAAGTAGCGTCTCGGCGGCAGCCTTCCAGCTGCCGCCTCGGGAGTTTAACAACCCGACCGCGTCCGGGCCACCCCATGAAGAGGTGACCCGATGACGGATTTTGAACCGAGCCCTGTCACTTCTGACAGAGATCCGTCCGTTCCTAATAAAACCTCCAACAAAACTCACAAGAAGACCCTCCGGATTGAAGAGAATAGGTTTCCTCCTCTTTCCGTACAAACTAGGGTAAAAGTGAGTCTTCTCAACGTCTTGCGGTAATGCAAAGCTAAGAGGTCGTTGGCTAAGGTAGCGATAAATAACGCCACCCGTGCTACGATCTCGAGGCAATGCAGATGGAGCGGTCGGGACTTTAATGCCTTCCGCATCACCGGCTTCCCAAGGAACAGGTAAAAATTCTACCTGCTTCAAAAGGTAGTCGATGGTACGGTACAGCATTATGCCTGACCTTGCACTCCATCTCACAAGTCGGTTAATTATGGAGTAAACGTCAGCGCTTGTGGAGAGGTGCTTCATGTACACACCACGGATGTCAAATCCATGGTAGTAATCCCCTCCACAAGACTCACGGAAGTTGCCAGTGTTGAACGACTTGTCGACGTTCACCCTAAACCCGAACAACTCTAGTGCTCGTACGACGAAATCATAACTGTCCTTACGGACGATTATGTCATCGCCAAACACACCAAAGTTAGCCCGGGTAGAGGAACAGGGCGGAGGAACTTCAAATCTTTGGTCACTTTTATATGACCGCTGACGAAGAATCCCCATGACCCTGTAGCTAGCAACAACTATGCTCGCGAATAGTATCGTTTGTAAAGGGAAAGTAAATGCATTCCCCATACTCGATACCATGTGGAGCTCAACCCTATTGCCACCTGGAAGAGTGACAGTAGGACTCCTTGTATGCTCTAGCCACCTGTATACATAAGGCGGCAATAGCTCACGAAGGAGATTGAGCGACACACTGTCGGACGCAGAAGACAGGTCGATAGTTCCAAATGAACCGTCGATGCTGCCAATGCGTGCCAGCCTCCTATTCCACCCTTGCTGAAAGGACATGGAAATTTTCCATCTCCTCAGTAGTTGGTGTTCAAGGAAGGCACCAATCCCTTTCTGAAACAACATATTCAGATTGGGTTCGGTACAGATTGTACGCGAGATTTCTGACGTTTTGGGAACAAATGAAAGACGGTTGCCCTCTACCAATGAAAGCCCATGGTGGTTCTTACGCGCAATTTCAGCGTGATGCCACGTGGGCCAACGAGATATGGCAGACCGATACGCTCGGTAAAGATGGTCGCTTGTGCAAGAGAGGGTGGAATCAAATAACTTCGTATAGAAGTTATCGGAAACCACTCCCCGGCTCGCGCCAGGACCCGTTGCGAAACCTTCTGAAATTAACTGAAGGTCAAGCAACGAATCAGGGCCAGAGTAGAAGTACGAATCGATTAGGCTTTTGACCTCGCCGATAAGTACGTCCTCAAAGAGGTGTTTAGGTTTTAACGCAAATTGGCGACAGGACTCGTTACTCTGTAAAAAGAGTTCGAGAGCTTTCGCGTCTGCGTCCGGAGATTTCACATCCTCAAATTTCTTGAGGAAGGATTTCTTCAGCCATAACGCCTCAGCCTCCGACAGGGTCATGTCAGATGTTAACATGACGTCTGTTTTGGGCAAATCATCTTGAAGGCGGGAGAACACTAAAGCATAATCATGCATGTGGTGTCCTTTGTTCTCGAGGCTATGTCTTTTTAAGCCACTTGACAAGCACCGCAGCAGAGAAGTTTGTTAGGCTCCTCCATACGGCAGACACACGCACAACGAGGACTACAGTACGAAACCGCAACTGTTGTAACACGGATAACCCTCCCCTGAAGCGTTATACCTCAGGAGAGACCACTAACCAAGGTATCGCCAAGCCCAGTAGACAACTGGGTCAGCGCACCTACGAGCAGAGAAATCGCTGCTCTCAGGTTAGCGGCATCCGCCGTGTCAGAACCAGCTGGAACGTCGATACTGCAGCGAATCAGCAGTACAGACGCTGGCTGGGCACTCAGGGGAATAGCGCCCTTTCGGACGATAAACACATGAGTGTTCTTTGGCACGGACGGAAGTAATCCGGTAACAGGATGTGGTTTCCCGATGGCTTTAAAGGCCTTCGGCCGCACATACGTGACGGTAAACGGATCCGTTGCAGCATGGACCCGAACACCCACTTGCGTGCCTCCCAGAGCGGTAACGGCCCATTGCTTCCCGTTCACATCCGGTGCAACATCGGATGCGATCGTGTAGGTAGGGGCTGTAAAACCCGTCTGAGCTCCCCCAGTTACGGGGGAGGTTAGTGCAATCGCCATTGGCGACTCCCTTTCTTGGTAGTTGAACAAGAGCCAAACATACAGCTGAGGTCCCCTTCACGGGGCATTCCGCTCAATGGACCTTCCGGTCCGTTTTCTTGCGTAGCAAGGCAGGAACTTTACGGTCCCAACCTTGTTCTCGCAAGTCGCAGAAGGCGTCCGTGGCTCTGGACCTAGAGAAAGCAACAAGCTCTCTCATTTCTTGATAATCCATCCTGTAAAATGTGTTGAAGGTTATCTTGTACGGAACAAATTTGTCCGCACAGCTAACCGACCGCATCATCAAACAGGAGTGGCGATACTGAGCATAAAGGCTCAGTATGATCAAGTCCTTTGAGAACATGTTGTTCCGTTCGATGGCGCTATAGGCACTTCGAATTGCAACTTCCTCCGCAGTTTTTGGCTGCGAAAGATGATGCAAGACGAAATGCACGACAGCACTATCGTCAGCGCAAAGAGCATCACACAGTTCGGGTTCCGACCCGTCCGGTGCAACGATCCCGCGCTGAACCAACATGGAGCGAAAAACTTCGACTTCGTGTTGACGGTCCATTGCATTACTCCTCAGTTAGTAGAAAGGCTTAGGAGGTCGAGCCCCCACAGCGAGAGCTCCAATATTTAACCATTGGAGACCGCCGGGGAGGGAAAATCTCAGGTACTGGGTTAAATCCCCAGCTCCCGGAGATCTTTCGACCGTACGTCTGCGTGATTTGGCGTGCGTGTTCTGGCCACTGACGGCGTAAAAGGTAGCACCGTTGACTTGTTTGGTAGCGGCTTCGTCCAATATCGCAATGAAGTCCTCTTGGGACTCCTGGATATGGACTTCTGCCGCCCAACCAATTTCACCGATGTTATTCGAAAACGCCTCAATGACGTCGCCTACGTTTGTAAAGTAGTCGACCAGGAAGCTCCATGGCATCGCCTCCCACGCGGAAGGAAGAAAATCTGCGAGCGTAAACCCGCAGAGTTCAGCCAACCGCAATGAGGTGGACTTTGCATAGGAACTATCCTGCAACCTAGTTTGGAACCTACCGTAGATAATACATTCCGCCTTTGTCTTGGTACGCCACTCTCGATTCCAAACTGAGATCGAGTTTGCGTCGTACCCGACTTGGTAGAAGTTACCGAAGGTAGAGGGTAAGGGTGTCTCTTGACTCCCATAGGCTCGAAACTGTTGACGCTCTAAAGCGTCTCTAGAAGCGAGCCGAGCGAGAGCAAGAGCTCCATCCCTGGTATCGGCGAGCAAAGGTTGCCAACCGAATGTTAGTTCCAAGTAGGTATCTGCGAGAGCTTTCGCTTTGGATTGCCTTGAAGCACCAGATCGTTTCAAAGCTTTCATTAGCTTTGGGACACGTCTGGAAGCAGCGGCAATCTGACCACGAAGGCTCTTCGCAGGACGAACAACCATCTGGAGAGTTTTACCGAGCTCTGCTGCAGCGACGCTGCCCATAAACTGGCGACGGCGCGCAGTCAGTCTCTTGTGAACAATCCTTTTGGCTTCCGCACACGCATTAACATAGGAGACGGTGGTATAGTGCGCATTCACAGGTCCAGGTAGATTGAGGCTCAAATGAACCCCAGTCATGCCCGAATTGTGCATGTGCCAATACTCCGGTGATTGCGGGTCCGAACTGCCCCTCTTTTGGAGGGTATAATCGCAGTCGGTAGTCTCCGCATCCAAAACAGTTACGTTCATAGGATTAGTTGCGTTCTTTCCGGCTTTAATGAGAGCCCGATATTTTGGGTTATCACTACCGACACGCGTATATCCATACGGGCGTACATCAGAAGCGTACGCTGTAGGATTTATCGTGCCGTTGTCGAAAGGATCGCGCCACGTTGTGCCTCGCCAAGAGACAAAACGTGTCCTATTCCTAGAACCCACTGTAATCTCCTTTGTTCGTAGGCCAAAATGGCCCACGCGACAGCTCAACAAGTAAGGGGACAGACCTGATTCTTGCATTCCAGCAAGAAGAGAAGGATTGTCACCAGGTTGCCGAGCAGGAGGACGAAGAGGTTTCATCCCCGCACCATTCGAAGGTGCACGAGGCCC